CCCTTGATGTAGGCAGCGAGCTTATCTGCTGGAATCTGAGAAACTGCTATTTGTATCAACTGGCACCCCTTCGATTAGGTCAATGATGATTGTGATTGCTTTGGTTGGCTGAGGATAGGCAGCCTTGATAAGTCTTAGGACTTCATCCTTCATAAGTTTTCGGCCCATGTAGATGCCGTCAGACTTAGCCACACCAAAGTTGTATTGGTTCGGGTTGTAGTCCATGACTGCAAACTCAATTGGTTCAGGGTTATAGTTGGCCATTTTCTCTCTGTTCTATGTAGGTGTCTTGGATGTGTTGCAGCAGGGTTAGCCTGGCAAGCTGTTTCTGAATGTGGTACTTGTCTGTTTCAGGGTTGCCCCCTTTAGCCTCGTACTCAGCATTGGTCCAGAGCCTTGCTTCCTCTAGGACTTGTGCAAGATGTTTCTTATTCATCTGGCACCCTTGCGTGTAAACCACAGTGCGATTACTAGGAAGTGAATTGCGATCAAGACTGCACCGGCGTAGTAGCCGATGATGAAGTTGTATTGCTGAATAGCGAGCACCATCCCAAAGGATAAAAAGATGCTTACTGTAAGTAGCCAACCTCTCATGATTTCCATCCCCCTTAGATCAGCCTGTAGCTGTTGCCGGAAACCTTGATGTAAAGGTCATCTTTTTCCCATGAATCAACAAAAGCTGCAACGCTCATTAGGTTTGCTTCACCCTCGAAGTGAACACTGATCATGTCAATGGTTCCACCTTTGTGGGTGTTTACCTTCCAGGCTGCGTTTGGCCAGTTGATTTTTAGTGAGTCCTTTAGAAGCTTTGCAGTTGCCTTGGTCATTAGCTTGTTGTAATCCATTTTGGTTCTCCTTCTCTGAGCTCCCCTTGAGCTCATGTATTTAGGATACACCTTTTTTTGGTTTTTTTGGGAGATTTTTGCTTTTTTTTGCCTTTTTTTGGGACTGTTATAAAGTCGTTATAAAGGGCTAATCTAGGGCTTTGACAGTAATTGTGGCCCCTGGCTCAATGCCTTGGGCATACAGCTTTCGGGCTGAGATTCGGGTGATTCGGCTGTCATCAGTATAAACCCCTGCAATGGCTAAGGCATCGCCTACTGACCGGACCAGCTTGTCTAGGTCGGGGGCTACTGAGGGTGATGAGCGTGTGACCGATACTGGCTTAGATAAGTAGAAGTTGACTATCAGTTCACAGGGGCCGTCTATCGGCTCCCAGTCGGCTGGCAGGGTCGCGACGACCTCGTTGACAATAGCAGTTCGCCAAGCCTTGTGTTTCTTGCTGTTGACCTGAACTATTCGGCCTTGCATTATTGCGTGTGAACCTTGGCTGGCAGGATCGCCGGTGATGCTAAAGCTTACCTCTGCCATGTAGTTCCCATGCTCCCATTATGGCAGCGATGGCGTAGATAAGACCGAAGGCCAGCCCCAGACCACCAAGAACGCTAGTGGTGTTGAGCGATAGGTTTAGTAGCACCCCAGCGGTTAGGGCTGGGACTAGCCAACGGAGATTTCTCAAAAGGGGCTTGGCTCGTGCATTGGCTCAAACAACGACTTGACCACATCGGCAGGGTTGCCAGGTGTGATGTAAGGGTTGTTGATGCTTACCTTGATGGACTGCTTTGCTTCGCCCTCTTTGTTGGTCCAGTTGTCAATCTCGGCTGAGTAAAGACCCTCAACCTGCAACTCGTCACCGATGTCAAAAGTGGTCGGTGTCTTTAGCCAGACTGTGTATCGCTTGTTGATTGTTTCGCCAGCCTTGGTTGTGTAAGCCTCGGTCAGCTCGATGCCCTTGCCTTCGTAGAATACTCGGCTAATGGTGCCTTTTACTTTGATACTTGCCATTTTTATGTTCCTTCTCTTTCTTGTTGTTTTACTTTAGTGGTCACCTAAGACATGATTGGGGTTGGTGCAGTCTGTGTGGCCACAGGATCTAATGCCAGGTAGGACTGGTAGGCCATCAAAGATTGGCACAGTGAGGGTTTCTTTGTCAAACTCGCCTTGCCAAGGGATGCACTTTTCAGAGCCGTACTTGATGACCAAGGCTCGGTGCATACGGCAAGACTGGCACTTGAGGTCTTTCCTCTTGCGTTTATGGGTGTTGACCTTCCAGGTAGCACCACACCGGCAACACAGTGCCACATTGTCATCCACGCCATAATCTTAGCCCTCGACAACTCTGGACAGGTGACCCTCGAACTTGAGTCCTACTTCACCTAGGCCACCTTGTCGGTTTTTAGCGACCTTCATAATCATCCAGCTCTTTTGCCACTCGAACTGATCCTCGGCGATTGACTCTCGGTGCAGCAGAATTACTGCATCTGCATCCTGCTCGATACCGCCTGAATCTCTGAGGTCAGCTAGGTCAGGCTTAGAGTCTTTGCGTTGCTCTGGGCCTCGGTTGAGCTGGGCTAATGCGATGACCGGAACCTCTAGATCTCTGGCAAGGTTCTTTAGTCCAATAGAGATGTCTGTAATCATCTCGTATCGCTTACGGCCCTTTTCTGTGTCCTGAATCAAACCAAGGTAGTCAACAACAATGGCTTGTAGCTGGCCGTTAGATTTGACTCTATTTGCCATCGCCCTAATCTGCAAAAGGTTCTGCCCTGACTTGTCATGGATGGCAAGCTGATGGCTCGTTATCTTTTCCTTAGCTCTTGCAATCTTGTCCCAGTCAATGTCTTTGAGTGTGCCCTTTTCAATGTTGCCAATGTAAACCTCAGCTTCCATCGAGATGATTCGGTTGTAGAGTTCTGACTTGCCCATCTCAAGGCTGTGAAAGCTGACCGGACCTTGCTTCGATAGTTCCCAAGCAATCTGCAAGCCAACTATGGTCTTACCAATACCAGGTCGAGCACCGATGATGTAAAGGGCACCTGGTCTAAAACCCCCAAGGATGTCGTTGAGGTCTTTCCAAGGACTCAGTGGATAGTTTTTTGGCTTGTCAATCTCATCAAGGTAAGGAATTAGCTCATCGCTTACATAGCTCGGTCTGCTCGCTGTGTTGCGATCACTTAGGTTGTCAATCTCTTTCTTGGCTTGATCTATAACTGTTGCCAAGTCCTCGTGCTGTGCTTTCATGTTGATTACTTGACCGGCATGAGCAAGCTTTCGCCTGGTGACTTCCTCGATGACTCGCTCAGCGTAGTAGCTGACAGATGCAGCAGTTGGGGTTGCTGTTATGCAGTCATGTAAGTAGCTGGCAAGCTTTGGCAACCTTGACCCGACTGTGATGACATCTATCGGCAAGCGAGCTTGTTTCATCTCAAGCATCGTTGCGTAGATTTTCTCGTGTCCGAGATCGTCAAAGTCTTTTGCTGTGAGCGTTAGGTCATCGAGTGCCTTGCCGTTTGTTAGCAGGACAGAGCCAATGACTAACTGCTCAAACTCACTCACTTGATTCTGCCAAAGATAGGTTTGCTTGCTGGTGCAGGTTTATCGTTCTCTACTGCTTCGTAGAGTCCTTTGTTGAGCCAGGATGCTGGGTAGGGAATGTAGGTCATGTCGGGTAGCTTACTTTCAGAATACGCTTTGGTGATGCCAATCATCTCATCAGCGGTTTTCTTTTTTAGCACTTGCTTCCATGCTTTTAGGGCATCAGCTTTAGCTACCTTTTTAGGGTAAAGATTCCAAAAGGTTTCAAACGATTCATCAGCCTGTTTAGTTAATGTTTCTTTTAGGGTTCTATTAAGGGTTAACACGCCACCTGCTGTCACCTCTGAAGCCGATTCTGTCACCTCTGACTGCGAATCTGTCACCTCTGAAGCGGTTTTTGTCACCTCTGAAACCCCATCTGTCACCCCTGGCAAGTTCACAAAATACCGATTGGCTTTGTAGGGTCCGTAGGTCGGTGCAGATCTAAACTCGACAACTAACTCACCCAGCTCGATAAGGTCTTGGATGTCACGCTGCACAGATCTAGGCGATGAGTTCACCATGTTGGCCAAGGTTTCGATTGAAGGCCATGCACCTAATTCGCCTTGGTGGTCAGCGATAGATAACAGGACCAATCTGGCTCGGCCTTTTGATTTACTCTCACGCCAAACAGCGTTCATAATTTGGATGCTCATCTTGCAGCTGCTCTCTCAGCCATTAGCATCATGACAGTTGGGCTTACGACTCTGTTATCGTAGCCCTCTTTGACTAGCATTACCCAATCGCCAGGGGTCAAGCCCATAGCTCGGTAATCCATCTCTGCCATAAAGATGTTCCCCCCGTACATTGCTAATACCTCGGCGAGTGTTTTGTTCTCCCAGTTAAACATAAAATGTGCCTTTCTCTGCTGAGTCGGCACACTATGATTAGTAAGGATGCCAACAGTTCGGTTGTTGGTATCGGCC